TTCAAAGTCAACCGCGTCATAGCCAATGGACAGTTCCGCCAAAACACCGTCTTTGAGCAGCGTCCTGATGTCCCTGCCGGTCTGCGTGTCGCTGATTTTGCCCCGGATGTAGAGACCCTTTTCATCTTCCCGCAGCTCCAGCGGTTTGCCGATGGGCAGGTCATAGCTGTTGTGCTGCGAGAGAATCTTAATGCGGGCGAAATCCTCCGCGATGGTCTTGGTGAAGGCTCCCTTCTCGATAATGTCGCCGCCGCTGTCCACGTTGCCGAACACGGCCGCATACCCGGAGAACTCGCCGGTACTCTCGTCTGCGCTTTCCAGCACAAATGAAACCGACTTGTATTCCCGCTGCGGCGTGTCCGATTTTTTCTCCCGAACAGCTCTATGTCTTGCTCTTGCCATGCGATTCACCTCCCTTCTGTTCGGCATTGGCTTGTCCGCCTCCCTTTTTGAGGCATGAAAAAAGCACCGCGCTTTCGCACGATGCTTTCGCAATTATGTGATTACTTTTGGTTCTGCCGCTCCAGAAGTTTCTTTGTGTCCTCGGGGTACAGCTCAGCAAACTGAGGAAATCCAAAGGTCCCCGTATCCAGAACAGCCGCAGAGCAGTCCCGCTTCTCCCCCCAACCATAAATATCAGGGCTTTCCCCAAACTTCTTGCATTTGCCTGGCCCGTTCCAATTTAAACACACATTGCAGATTGGAATTACAATAGTTCTCGCCCCATCTGGGCATTTAAAACCTGCACTGATTTCATCTTCCTTCCATTCGCGCTTCATTTTAACACCTCCACAAACAGTATGTACTTCCCGTTTTCAATTTTGGCATCTGTAACTCGATATTTCAAGCCACGGGCGAACAGGACTTCTATCTGGTGCTTGTATTTTGGCAACGCTACCGACTGAATAAACTGGCATCCGCGATAGCCTGTCGGAACCGTCAGCCAAATTTGTGTATCACGGCTTGGTAGCCCCAGATTTTCGAAACTGGCGGAAGTAAAAATGTCGTTTGTGATAGTGCGTCTTACAACCCGCAAAAGCTCTTCCGCCGTAGGCTTGTCAGACAATTCCAGCCCCAGGAAACTAAGGACCGTATCTCGATGCAACACTGTCGTTTCAGGCATCACACCGTCTTTCAGCGCCGTGTCCAGAAGGTCAATTTCCTTTTGAATCGCCGGGGTAATCCTGCCGCTATGGATGGCGCTATTGATACGAGTAGCCGCAAAGCCTGTGTAGTTTTGAAGCGCCTGCTTCTGCTCCTCCGGGAGCATCTCCACCTGTGCGGTCATGATCTCCTTGACCTGTTCTATAGTCAGCGGTGTTTGCTCCGGCGTGTCGTCTGCCCTCATTATAGTTTCTTCTGGCGGTTCTGTCAACGTCGGTTTCAAGCTCTCCTCAAACCCATACGTCAGATAACACCGGCAGTTGATAACCTCTTCCGGGCGGCCATCTGCCGGGTCTCTGGGGTACATTAAACCGTTGGAAAACGCCTTGTTGATGGGAATGGTCTCCCCTTCCATAGAAACGTGGTCAACCTTCCCATGCGTACCGTCTCGCGGGTCCTTCTGCGGTCGGTGATGCCAGGTCTTGGTCTTGGCTCCCGCCGCCTTCATCATATCGAACTGACCCGTTGCGAGGGACATCATGGTCTCCTGGCGGGCGATCAGCTTGGCCCGCTTGTGAGATGTATCCATCTCTTCATAGATGGCCTTCTTCAGCTTGGCTTGGCTGTCGCCATTGGCAATCCCGTCCGCGATGATATCCGCGATGCTGTCCTTGGTGGTCTGCTCAATGCCAACGATGTGCTTGGCGCCGTTGACCTTTGCAGCGGTCACAAACTCCGGCCGGCTGATGTTTATAATGCCGTAGTTCTCCTCGCTGAGTTTGACCCCGGTCTCATACGCGCCCTTCCAAAGTGGCGTAAACATGGCCTGCAGCTTCTTGGATTCGGCGTTCCAGTCCAGCAGCCCAGCGGCCACACTGTCGGCGATGCGAAGCTGCTCGGCTTCCTCCAGGGCGTTCCAGAGGTCCATATCCAGCGTTCCGTCGGGGAGCAGGTATTGACTCAGCTCGTCAAAGGCGGGGGTGTCCTCCGCTTTCTGGCTGATCCCCAGGGCCTTCTGGATCGCTGACCGCTGTTCAGCGAAATGCCGCGAGATCGCCGACTCAAAAGACTTGCTGTGTTTCCGCACGGCTTGTTCCTCGCGCCGAAGCATGGCTGTGATGTTCATCGACAGGGACTTCTCGCCCGGGACCGGATCTGCGGTTTCAAGATCGGGCTGCAGGATGGCTTGTGACACCTTGACCGGGTCGTCGCCCTCCCGCAGGAACAGATCGGTGATGGATGTCTTATACACATCGCCGCCCTCAATGCCGGGCATATCCAGCAAGCCGCGGGCCTCGTTCTTGGTGAGCAGTCCGGCATCCCAGCCCTCCAGAGCCCTCGACTTGTCGAACTCTTTGTCGTAGGGGATCACCGGGTCAAACTTCCACACAAGCCTGTCATCACCGAACATCGACAGGAGCTGCATATTGAGCGCTTTCTCCCGGCTGCTGACACGGGGTGTCAACACGTTTTTGGCGTATATGTACTGAGCAGCGTCCGCGGTGGCCCGGTTGCTGTTCTCTGTGATACCCATGATCTCTCTGGGTACCCCGAAATGCGCCAACACCGCGTCGCGCATGGCAAGCCGGCTCTCAAGAAAGCCCATGTCTTTGCCGTGCGCGTCCCCCAGTTTCTCAATCGTCACATCCCCGCCCAGGGCCGACATCCGATGGCTTTTGTCCACGCCCCGGTGCTTTTTCTCCCAATCGGCTGTAAAAACGTCGAGCTGCTCCTTTGTGGCGCCCGGTATGAGGAACACAAACGGCGGGGTAGCATCGTTGTAGAAGAACCGCTTTTGGAACTTCGCCGCATATTCGTCGATCTCCACCTCGTCAGCGACACTCTCCGCAGCGCCCAAACCCCGCATGAACGGGTCTAGCGGATTGAGCTGCTTCATCACAAACATATCATCTACCGACACGGTCATGGTCAGTCCGCTCGGCGACGTAATCAGGTAGCCCGGATTCCCGAGATACGGGGTCATCTTGACCCAATGGGGCGGCACGTTCCACAGTTCCACCGGGCGTTCGTATGCATCCCGCTCGATCAGCATGAAGCTCTCGCCGACAAGCATCAGATAAATCTCGTTGAGCCGCCACATAGCCGAGCTGGTCATCTCATAGAGCGGGTTGGGGCGGTCCAACAGGTCAAGGAATGGATGGTTGGTGATCTCGGTCCTGGAGCCGTCCGAGGCGACGCGGTACAGATGCCCGGTGAGGTTGGCGAGATCGCTTGCGATGCGCTCCACCACCGCCAGACGGGGACTCTTGGAGAACATATCCAGCCATTCAGCGGTATTGCGGGAGGGCGGCCGAGCCCAACGGGAAACAAAGCTGCCGTCACGCCGGTACTGCGCACTCACTTTTTTTCTGCCAAGAATGATGTCGAAAAGTTTCATATTTCACCTCAGTACGCGAATGAGTAAGCAAAAGGCTGCTTCCCGGTTTCGATTTCCAAAAATGCGTTTGCAGATGCGTCCACCATGTCCTTGAACTTCCCGTCCGGAAAATTCTCCAGCTGGAGCAGATACGGCTCGTTCCAGTCACCGGCGAGTATGTCGAAATTCCCCGCCTGCCACTGGGCGGCCATCGGTTCCGCCCTGGACGCCTTGCTGCCGGATTCCAATTCGGTGGTCACGTTAAACCCGGATAGAAATCTGATGTAGGACTGCGCCTGCTCTTTCCCCGCCTGTCCGGGGTCCTGCGGGAGCCGGATGCGGACGCTGCCATATTTGTCGCGGTCCATCTGTGCCGTCATTAGAATGGTCTTGCGCACCTCAGCAGCCGCCATCTGTCTGTTTACCACATCCGCAATGATATACCGCCCGTTGCTACGCTTGCCCATGAGGACTCCGGCGGTATAGGCGGGGTCGCCCTTCTGTGTTTTCTCGGATGCCGCCAAGTCCCAGCACCGCACCCAGCGCACAACGTCCGTAGGCACGGCGTCCAGTCTGTTTCCAAGCTGGGTGCGCTTGAAGAACAGCCCGGCAGCAGCCTTGATCTTCCAGTTGCCATGCAAAAGCCGCTCGCGTTCAACGAGCGGCATCGCTTCCAGATTTGCAAGATATCCGGGGTCCTTCTCCATCAGCGCCTGGTTGTCGAAAACAGAGGCCGCGATGAATGTAGCCGACTTCGGTTTTCTCCGGTCCCGCTTCGAAACGAGGTTGAACCGCTCCCACAGTTCCTCGCGGGTGTCGGCCCAGTGAATGACCTCCTCGATGCGGATGAACCACCGGATTTTCCCGCTGCGTTCAGGAATGGGGTAGCCTGTTTCCGGGTCTATCCACCATTCGATGAATTTTGCCACCCATGAATCAGCATCCGGGTTGCAGGACGCCCTTGTGTATGGCCTCACGCCACATAGGGAGCGGTTTCGGGAGAACATATAGAAAAATGTTTTCTCTGAGAAATGGGTCAGCTCGTCGAAGTACAGCCCGCAAATCTGACTGCCCTGCCACTTCCCCAAGTCCAAATCCCGCTCGATGTGCTTGAAGCTAACTTTGGAGACGATCCGGCCCTTTGGATTCGTGAACTTCCATTGGTATAGACCAAGGACGGGTACCGCGTTCGGAAGCTCGGTGTAAAGGTCCAGGGAGTTGTCCCAAAGGCCACCTTCAGATAGTATCTGGTTGTGGTTCTTTCGGAAGAACACAGCACCGAAACCCTGCACGTTGACGTAGTGGAGGGCGTCGAGCAGCATACCGTAGGTCTTACCTCCGCCAGCGGCGCCTCCGTAGATGCATACATCAGCTGGGCTTGACAAAAACGCTTCCTGCGGCCCAGGCTGTGGTCTGATTTCCTTGATCAAGCGTTACTCACCTCCAAACCGTCCATTGTCAGGGAGGTAAATGTGAACGCGTTCTTCCTCACCATCAGCGCCCGGCTTGTCAGCGTCGCTTCCCGCCTTCTTGGCCGCCTGCTCCTGCTTGAATTTCAGTTCGTTCTTTCGCAGCTGCAATTCCTGCTTCTTCAGATTGAGGGCAGGGCTTTCCCCGGCTATATCCCGTATAAACTCAGCGGCCCGGACGTCCCCCTTCATTGCCTTTAGCAAAATGCCAGCAAGAAAGGCATCCTGATAGGTGGCCTCTTCGACATTGATGCCAAGCGCCAGCAGCCGCGGCTTGATTTTTTCTTCGATGAACGTGCTTTCGCCGACTTCCAGCCCAGCACCCAGCAGCGCATTCACCGTCTGGCGCATGGCCTTTTTTCGCCGCCTGGATGCCCCGGAAGCAACCCCGCCCTTTTGACCATTCCTCGCCGCTTCCTCACCGCTTTTGAACTGAGTCGCTTCCCCTTTTTTCAGGTTTTCTTCATTGGCCATACCACCACCTTCCCCCTAATATATGCCATTGCCACAATAGCACACCGTCAGATCGGCCACCCGCTAAGCTGCTGCGCCTCCTCCTCAGCAAGTAGGGCCTTGGCCTGTGCAATACGCGCCTCGGCATTGAGTATCTCCAGTTTCTTGGATTTCTGACTGTCCTTCCCTTCGCGGCCATCTGCCTTGTCCAGAAGGTACTGGATGACGGCCCTTGTGGATTTCACCACATTGTACCGTTTCCCGACTGGGGTGTCCTCTTTCCTCAGTATACCGTCCCTGGTATACTGGCTGATATTCTGGGGGGACAATCCAAACAGGTTCGCCAAATCTTCTGCCTTGCAATAGCCTGGCGTTTCCTCGATTCTACCTGCCCCGACGGTCGCCAATTTAATCACCCTTTCCCAAAAACACAAAAAAGCGGTCAAAAAGCAAACGGGCGGCCCGACCTGGACCGTCCGCCTCCGCTTTGCGCATGGCAGCGATGGATGGTTTCGAGGATTCGTTCCTGTTCATCCGCGCCCACGCCGATGCTCTCCAGTGCCTCCCGCGTCCCGCAGTCCGGGCAGATGGGGCCGCTGCCATCCCTGGCTGTTGCAGGGCGCCCGGTGTACGCCTTGCCACACTTGGGGCAGGCCGCCTGCCTGGTGGCTTTCTTTTCGCTCATTCCTGTGCACCCGCTTTCTTTTGGCTGAAGGCGTACGCCTCCATAAGTGTCCCAGTGTTAAAGCCGAAGTCGTGATAGCCCTCGGCGCAGGTTCTCATGTAGCCTCGACCGGGGATTCCAAAGGGCCGCTCCTCGTGCATGATGTAGACGAACGCTGTGCGCCTGCGCACTTTGCCACTCTTGATCCCCTTGATGGGGAGCACCAGCTCCTTCTTGTAGTAGAAGCTGGGGAAACCCTCGTAGCGGTCAAGCGCCCGCTCATCCTCAGCGGTGACCTCCCAGGCCGCAACGGGAACCGAGCACCCATCCTCCGGTTCAACGGTCAGGTAAGAGCCGGTCATGCTTCCCTTGAACATCAGGCGGTAGCCCTCAAGCTCGGCGGTCCCGATGATTCGTGCCCCTGGGCACCGGGCCTGCATCTGCCGGATGTTGAGGTTGCTGCCGTAGGCAATGTAGTATCGTTTCGCCATCTTTGCATCTGTCCTTTCCAAAGGGAATGCCCTTCTACCACCTAAAGCCCGCTCATAGGCGGGTTAGGCGGCCCTTCCGTTGCGGAAGGCGGCGTCCCCGGCGAGGCGGCGGGTCAGCAGGTCGCGGGCAGTGGCGAATTCCTCCCCGATGAACCCCAGCCGGAGGAGCCAGGTCCTCATGGCGTACTTGGGGTTGTCGGTCTGCTGGGGCTTGGGGCTGGCGGTCTTTAGGCTCTTGGCCATCTGGCTGAGTGCGAGGCAAAGCTGGATGTAGCTCTTGAGCTGTCCGGCGTGGAGGCCGTTCTTGCGGTCAGCGGTGGGGGCGTCGAACTGGAAAAGGCGGAACTCGACCGTACCCCTGGTGAAGGTGGCGTGGAGGTTGAGCATATGGTAGCGGCTGTCGTTGTAATGGTGGTTGCGGTCCCAGGTGGCGTTGTGGCTGCTGTACCAAATGTCCGCCAGGTCGCTCATGGTGCTGGGCTTGCGCTGATTGACCGTCTGGAGGAACCGGGGGTCCACTGTCCGGCAGTAGCGGCTCATCCGGCCCCGGTCGAGGTCGAGGGCGTCTGCCAGGAGGCTTTCGTGGCTGGCCATGATGTTCGCCAGGTTGCGGAGGGTCTGGGCGGTGTGGCCCTTGGCCCCGATGTGGATGTGTACCCCGCACCCTCTGGTGGCATCGCTCTTGGCCCCGGCCTTGCGCAGCCGCCGCACCAGCTCCTGGAGGGTGTCCATGTCGGCGTAGGTCAGGATCGGCGTGACCATCTCGCACTTTTCGCAGTCCGGTCCCTCGATGCTCACGTCCCGCTGGAATTTCCACTCGCGGCCCTGGGCATCCCAGGCCGACCATGTGTGGTAACCGTTGCGGCGGGCCGTGTCCTGGAACCGCCCGGTGCCGAAGAACTCGGCGGCGAGCTTGGCGGCGTTCTGGCGGGTGATGCTGTTCATCTCGACCTCGACCCCGATGGTCTGCTTTTTCATCTCGGCGACCTGGTTTTGCAATTTCTCGTTCATGGTGCGAACCTCCGTCTTTTGTGTGTCCGGCGGGGTGTTGTCTCGCCTGTCGGCTCGGTCGGTGCTTTTGCGGCTGCGCCGCAAAGGTCGCCACCGGCGACCCGCACCCCTTTCGGTAGTGACATATTCGCTCTAAAACGGAGATATAGCAAGTCAATTCGTACCCATAAAGCACACGATCATTCGGGGATGAAATTGTGTAGTTTATAGCTCTGCCTGCACCAGCGGGGCCAGGTTTTCACTCTCGCCGACCAGGATGCCCAGCATGAACTTGGCACCGGTGCGGAACCCGTCCATGCAGCGTTCCTGGGCCGTGGTGGTGCTGGTGGTGAGCTGGGTATCGACCAGCCGCATTCGCCGTCCAAGCGTTCCCGGGGAAAGGGCTCGGCATAGGATACCTCCTGCACCGCCTTTTTCAACTCGGAGGTCTGCTTGATGGCGGTAGCATCCGGGGCGATGCTGCTGAGGCAAAACTCTCTGATGATGCTGCGCATTTCACTCGCCTACCCTTCTGCACTCGTCCTCGCCGTAGACCACATTGAGCCCACCGCCGCTGTCCCAGGCCACCATGATGGAGCCGGTGTCATCCACGCCCCGCACCGTCCCCTTGGTGCCAATGGGCGGGGCTTGAGGGTCATCCATGCGGAGCAGCTCCACCCGGCATCCCGCCGGGTACTCCCGGCGGAGCCGCTCCACTGTCTCTCTATGCGGAAACCGCATGGTCAGCCGCCTCCTTTCCGCTGCCGGACTTAAACGCGCTGTTGCCGGAGAGGCCGCGCAGCAGGATTTTCCGCTCGTCCTTAAACTCGGCCCCGATGAAGCCCAGCCGGAGGAGGAAGCACCGGAAGGCGTACTTGTCGTTGTCGGTGGCCTTTTCCCTGGCGGTGATGCGCTTCTGGTTCCGGGCCATGTCGCAGAGGGCGGCGATCAGGTGGGTGTAGGTCTTGACCTCATCGGCGTTGAGGTCCCTGCCCTCGAACCAGGGGAAGGAAACCGTGTCGGGGCTGACCACCACCGGGAGGGCCCCCACACCCAGGGTCTTTCGGATGAGCCGCCCCTTGGCGGTGAGGAGGCTGGTGAGGTTGACCAGCGCCTCGGAGGGCAGACTGGCAGCAGGGAGGGTGACCGTCAGGCCGAAGCCGTGGGGCTGGGTGATGCCCTCCTCGGCAGGAGCGGCCTCCTCGCCGCTGTTGGCCCCCGCCCCGGCGGTGTCGGCCTTGGCGATGGTGTCCTCGGTGTGGAACCCCTGGCCCTCCAGCTCCGCCATCAGCGCGTCGATGTCGCTGTTGTAGCCCCGGTCCTCGAAGCTGACCGCGCCGTCCTTGCTGACGGTGAGGTAGCCAATCTGGTAGGCGAAGGTCGGCGCACCCAGGTACTTTTTCTCCGTACCCATGAAGCCGGAAATGTAGTCGGCGAGGCGCTTGCGTTCGGCACCGGTCACGTTGTAGTTGATCATCATGGTGGAAACCCCCTTGTTTTTTGGTAGTCACATATTCGCTCTACCCGGCGGATATAGCAAGTTGTTTCTCGCCCTGACCTCGACAAATTACTGGCTGGATAATTGTGTAGACCACACAATGCCCGCCAGCACGAAAAACACATTCGGCAGCGCGACTCCGTTCCCCCACATTTTATATTCGGCGGCATCGGAGTGGGGATGTTGCAGCCATTTGACGATCTGGTTCCGGCTCTTGGCCTTGGTCGATCCGCCCACCACCCGGCGATGGGTTTCCCACACCTCAGACCAGAAAGCGATATCCGCCTCGGTAGGCTCCGGCGTGTCCAAACCAGCGCACCAAAAATCCGGGAACCCTTGTAACCTGGCGCACTCGGTGGGGGTAAGCCTTCTCACACTGTAACCAGCATTGACAAAGGTGGGGTCCTTGAAATCCCTCGCGTTCAGCGTGGGAGCCTTTTCCCGCTCGATCTGCGTGTAGGTGCAGGGGGTCATGGCGTAGGTCGGCCCCTCCACCACGGCAATGCCGCCCTGATTGCAGGAGGGGTTGCCGCCGCTCTGATCCAGCGTCCGGGAGGTATCGGCCTCGTAGATGCCAGCGCAGGGGTTATCTGAAAGCATCCCGGCACTGTAGGCCGCGCCGATGCCGAAAGTTCGCACCGCCAGTTCCGCACAACGGGTTTCACCCACGTCAAAAGTGTTCAGCGTGTTGGCGACCTCTGCCGCTTTCCACACCTGGCCCTCTTGTGCGGAGTGGGGCCGGGTGCCTTTGCAGAACTGCACGAACAGGGTCTGGTCGTTGTTGCAGGAGAGGGTGGCGGACACATCCTCCTGGATGAGCGCACCCTTGCCGCCGCCCTCGCAGCCGGAGCGTATCTTCAGCGTCTTGGGCGTGTCGGCCTCCACCACGAAGGGCTGGTTGTTGCCCCCAGTGCCGTAGGTGGAGCTGACCGTGGGGGCCGTGTCCAGCGGCCCGGTGTATCTGGTGTCCTGGCTATGGTTCTCATAGACGGCGGTGGGGATGGACCCCGCCCGGAGGGTGGGCGCGCGTTCCTCCTCATAGCCAATGCCCCAGCTCCGGGCGGAACATTCCTTGCAAAACCCCGCCGCCAGTACACAGGGCGGATGCCCATGCTCTTGGGCGCGGAGGGTGGCGGTCACCTCTTGGGAAATATCCATCCGACCGCCGCCCTGGTCGTTCAGGCAGATGCCGCCTGCCGCTCCAAAGCCAGCCGCAGAATCTCTGGCAGCTCTTTGCCACGCGCGGAAGCCCTCCGCAGAATACCCAGACAAGCCTTCGGACTCAAATAATACTTGTCCGGCACATCGGCCTGTAAGATCGCCGACAAGGTAGACGCGGCGTCTTCGCTGGGGGACTCCCCAATGTTGCGCATCGAAAGTGCGGTACGCAACGCTCCATTGCTCTCCCAGGTAAATGTCGGCGTAGGGCCAGCGGTCTTTCTCAGGCATAGGCACCTCGGCCCCCGGCTCTGCGATGCCGATGACTGCATCGAGGACCGCTTTGAAGTCGGCGCCCCCGTTCGAGCTGAAGGCACCGGGGACATTCTCCCAGCAGACCCAGCGCGGGAATCTTCCATTAGTTGCACACCTCATTTCCTTGATGATGCGGATGGCCTGATAGAAAAGGGAGGACTGCGCCCCCTCCAGACCGGCCCGCTTGCCGGCGATGCTCATGTCGGTGCAGGGAGAGCCGAATGTGATGATATCGACCGGCTCTATCTTTCCGCCGTCCATCTGCGACACATCACCGTAGTGCTTTACCTGCGGCAGTCGCTTAGTTGTTACCCTGATAGGGAACGGCTCGACTTCCGACGCCCACACAGGTGTAATCCCGGAGATAAGCCCAGCAAGCGGAAATCCCCCGCTCCCGTCAAAGAGGGAGCCGAGCGTGAGATTATTCTTTTCCATCCGGCACCTCCACTTCCTTGACAAGCTCCGAGTACATGAGCTTCTCGCCGTTCCTTATGACATACACGTCCTCTGCCTTGGAAGTGTTCTCCACAAACCTGCGGAGGATGACGGATGCGTATTTCGGATCAAGCTCCATCGTATAGCATGTGCGGTTCAGCTGTTCACAGGCCATGAGCGTGGAACCGCTGCCGCCGAAGGTGTCTACCACCACAGAATTCTCCTGCGTGGAGTTTTTGATAGGATAGCCCAGCAGGTCAAGAGGCTTGCTGGTCGGATGATCCTTGTTGCGTTTCGGCTTGTCGTAGTTCCAGATGGTGGTCTGCCTGCGGTCGGAGTACCATGAGTGCTTGCCGTTCTGAAGGAAACCGTACAGAACCGGCTCATGCTGCCACTGATAGTCGCTGCGGCCCAGCACCAGGGAGTTCTTCACCCAGATACACACCCCGGCCAAGTGCAAGCCGGCGTCGATGAATGCCCGGCGGAAATTAAGCCCCTCAGTATCCGCATGAAAAACATAGGCCGCCCCTCCCTTTTCGAGGTGGGCGACCATGTTCGTGAGGGACTGGAGGAGAAAACGGTAGAAATCATCTCCCTTGATGGAGTCGTTCTGGATGGTTAGCCCATCCGAGGACTTGAAGGAGACGCCATAGGGGGGATCGGTCAGGATGAGGTTGGCCTTCTTGCCGTCCATCAGCGTGGCCACGTCCTCAGCAGAGGTGGCGTCGCCGCACACGAGGCGGTGCCTGCCCACCGTCCAGACATCGCCTCGCTTCACAAAGGAGGCTTTCTCCAGAGCGGCGGTTAGGTCAAAGCCATCATCATGCGCCTCCACCTTGGAGAGGTCGGCGAACATGGAGGCAAGCTCCTGCTCGTCAAAGCCGGCGGGATACACATCCGCGCCGCCGGCGGTGAGGTCGGCCAGCAGGGACGTCAGCTTTTCATCGTCCCATTCGCCAGTGATTTTGTTGAGGGCGATGTTCAGCCGCTTTTCGTCCACCTCGGACAGGTCGACCACGCTGACCTCGCTCTCCGTCACACCCAGATCCAGAAGAACGCGGAGCCGCTGGTGGCCGCCGATTACATTCCCTGTGCTGCGGTTCCACACGATGGGCTCCACGTTCCCGAAGGAGAGGATGGACGCTTTCAGCTTTTCATAGGCCGGGTCTCCCGGCTTGAGAGCCTTCCGGGGGTTGTACTCCGCCGGGTTCAGCTCCGATAATTTCATCTTCACAATTTCCATCGTGAAGGCCTCCTTTTGTTGTCTGTCACCGCTGTCCGACGCTGGCGGTCGCCGTACCCGATGCAAGACCACGCGCAAAGGAGAGAAAGCGCGGGGCCAAAAACCTCCCTTCAAAAAGGATGGCGGCCCTCCCGAAGGAGGGCCGCCTGGCTGATTTAGAATTCATGCAAGCCTACCATAACACAGATAGGGGCGTTTCGTCAAGTTTCACACCGTTTCACGCCGTTTCAACTTTTGGGGTTCAGATACCGATGGCAAATCAGCTTGACGCTGTTTGCCGTGTTCCTGCCGCCGATGGCCTCGGCCACCTGGGGCCAGGTCATGCAGTGGAGGAACCGCAGGCGGAAAATCATGCGGGTCTGGTCATCCTTGATGGCACCGATGTACTTCTCCAGCCTTTTCTTTTCCTCGGCGCACCTCGATTCGAGGTGGGAGATCCGTTCCTTCAAATCCTCGATCTCAATGACCAGGTTGCTCACTTGATCCGAAACGCCCGACGCGTGCGGCATCCCGGTGATCTCCTGCGCCCCCAGCCCTGCCGCTGCGTACAGGGACGCGAGCATCTCCCGGTTCCGCTCTAACCGCTCATGTAGCTTGTAGTATTTCGATAGTTCCTGCAGCGTCATGCCACCAGCCCCTCCGTGCTATGTATTCCTTCAAAATCCCAGACGTTTGGGATTTTGGCCCGGTTTCTCTTTGTGCCAAACCGAGCCAGTTTTCGTGAAGTGCATCCAGCCGACCCCCGGCTCATATCTGGCCGCAGGTTTCCGGCAGACCGGGCAGTAGATGGACGGATGCACACCAGCGGACTGCATCCCGCCCCGGCTGTTCCCACTTCTTCTGCTCATGCCCCATTCTCCGGTTTGTGGCGGTAAGCCACCCAGGTCTTGCCAAGGTTCTCAAACACCGCCATTTCGCCGTGAGCCTCTCGGCAAAGCTCATATTCTGCGTCAACCAGCATACACCACGATCAGGCCAGCATCCTTGATGTCCCGCTCCTCGCCCCATTCAATCTCCTCTCTGACCTCCCGGCCAGAAAGCATTTCAGCTAATTCTTTCGCTGTCATTTTATAAAACCTCCAAATACACAAACGTATGGGAATTTCCCTTGTTCTCAGGTGTGGCCGATGCGCATCTATTCCGGCGCGGCCTTCTGAGCCTCACGGACATCAACCAGACGAACGTCGCCCCACCGCTCCAAGAGCATGGCAAGGGCCTCCTTGATGCCCAGGATGTGCCAACTGGCACAGTTTACTTGAAATGTCAATATTAGCACGGCGTGCTACCTCCCTGACTCCTGTAATCCTCCCCCACCATCGTCAGGACAGTGGAAACCTCGCGAAGCCTGCTCACAATCGCCTCGATCCGACTCTCATTTGACCCCTTTGGCGTTTCCACGGCAATCAGGTCATCGCTCCCAAAATTGGTCGTGATAATGGTGGGCTTCATATCCTCATAGCGGTCGTTGAGAATGTTGTAAAGCGTAGAAATAGACCACTCCGTGACCTGCTCCTTGCCCAAGTCATCAATGATGAGCAGATCCACATCCTTGTATGCCCGCAGGATTGCCTCCTCGCTGACCTCGCGCCCATCGAACGCCTTTCTGATATCCATCAGCAGTTCTATGGAGGTCTTACAGACTACTGGAACGCCTGCCTCAATCAGCTGAAGGGCTATCGCGGCGGCCAGATGGGTCTTGCCTGTGCCATAGTTCCCTTCGATATACAGCCCCTCCCCGGTGACCAGCTTTTCCGGAAAACGATCTGCATACTCCTTTGCCACCCGTAGCCACCTCTTGCGTTCCGGCGTGTCGGCCTTGAAATGCTCAAAGGTACGCTGACGGAACCGTTTCTTAATTCCGCTCCTGCCCAGCAGCCGCTCGATTCGCTGTTTGCGCCGCTTGGCGTTCTCCACCTCCGCTGCCTCCTGCTTGCGCCGCTCCTCCTGGACATCGTACTCAGCCCAATATGCCGCCGCCCCCTCGCAGGTACAACGCTGGGGCGACGGGTTCCAGAAACAGATCTCCGGTCTCTTGCCCAACAGCAGGAAAACAAGCCCTTCATGGTAGAGCGTAGCCCCGCAGAATTCGCAGGTTTCCGGGGGCGGTGCCGGGGAGCGGGCCGGAATGCCTAACTCCTCCGCATCCTTGCTGGTGATGGGGCCGTTGCCGTTAAACTTCGGTCTTAAACCCTGTGCTCGGTCGGGAATGCCATCCCGAACCGCTTCCTTGGCTCTGCTTTCTTCCATTGTCTTGTCCTCCGTATTGATTTTCCCATTCCTTTCCGTCCAGCCACGTGGCGGGGAGCGGGGTATAACGTTCTTCCCGGAATCGGAAGTCGTTCAACACGCAGCCTTGGACAGCCGCTACAATCCGCTCGGTCAGAGCGTCGTCGGGGTCTGTCTTGGCCCACGCTTTCTCCGCCTCCCCCAGTTTCTGCTTACGAGGATAGGCCGCCCAAAACAGGCTGAATCTCGCTTGCTGATCTTCGGTCAATGAAGACGCCTTCCTTCGCCGGGGCGATGGGGGCTCTCCGCCTCCGGCCTCGCCGGAGGACGGTATATCTTTACTTCCCTTTCCTTTACTTTCTTTTTCTTTTCTTTTAGGGCCATCTTTGCTACAAAAATCGCCATCCTTGCTACAATCATCGCCATCCTTGCTGCAATCATCATCGAAATCGGCGCACTCTTCCAGGCCCTCGGATTCGTCATTTTTTCCCAAGAGCCAATAGTCGGCTATGACAGCCCTTCTACGCTTCTCCTTTTTGGCAGCGTAGAACCGCCTTTGTATACCTCTGCTCGTCAAGATGGCGTTCTCCTCAAACAGCCTCTTATCAAAGAGTCCAATCTGCAAGCACGCCCCGACAGCCGCCTTGACTGTCTCGGATTTAACGCCGCTGCCCATCCTCCTCGCGGTGGTGGCCGCATCGGCGTAACTCCAACGATAGAAGTATCCGTCAAACTTATAGGCCATCTGACACAGGTAAAAGTAGACGCTGAATCCAATCCAGCCCTGCGCATCAAGGAGCCTGTCTATCTTCGTGTCTCCATCGAAAATGTTTGTCGCCCATCCGGCGTAGTCAAGCCCTGGTTTCGGCTTGCCAGCCATTTCCTACCTCACCGCCTTTTTGCGGGAAAGTCCGGGGGTAATTCCCCCGGATATCCCTTTGTTGTTATGGATGTGAGAGCCTCTATGCAAGGCTCTCCAAACGCGCCTGCTCCCTCAGATCGTAGAGAGCGTTCAGGTATTGGGTAAGCCGCTGAGCCCTGACCGTTTCGGCTATCAGGATGGCGAGGTAAGGCTCGCTGTGGCGCGTTCCATTCAGATCGTTGATGTACTCCATCTTGTGCCGTGCTGCCGGGAGCGCCAGCCGATATTCTTCTTTAGAGATGGGGGTACCGGCGCTTTCTTCAGCGGCAGTATGTAGGTCAAACACATCCATCACCGCCTCCGCTATTCTGCGCAGATGATGATCTCGACATGACGCGGCACTGCTTTCCGCACCCGGCTGATGAAATGTCCCTCATTGCTGGCGGCGTTGGACAGGTGCAAGAGGTACAGTGTGCGGCAGGTTGACAAGTCCAAGGTGCGCAGGTATTGGCACAGTGTCTCGATCTCCATGTGGCTGTTGGTAACGCGCTCTTTCACCTTGTCTGGCATCCGCTCGCACCGGGCCAGGATGTCCTTGTCATAGTTGGCCTCCAGCGCCAGCAGGTTCACGCTGGGGAAGGTGTGGCCCAGGTTGACGGTGTCGGTGGCGAATGTCAGCCGCTCCCCGTCCCGCCAGCTATAAATCAGGAATCCAAGGGGTTCCTTTGCGTCATGCCAGGTACGGAAGGGCATAATCTCCAGGCTGCCCACCCGGAACTGCACCCCCGCCTCTACGGGGGTGATGAGGGCACAGTCCAGCTTCTCGGCGGTCCCCTCGCTTGCGAAGACCTCCACGCCGGATTTAATCATGTCCATCACGCTCTTTGCGTGGTCTTTGTGCTCGTGGCTGATCAGGCAGGCCCGAATCGCCGACAGGTCAAATCCCAACCCCTTTTTTATCCGGCGGAAAGAAATGCCGCACTCCAGCAGAATCGCTGTCTCACCATCGTTGACCACATAGCAGTTGCCGCGGGAGGAACTGGCAAGCGAGGTAAAAGTCATATGGGATTCTCCTCCTTCTGAGCCTGCCCGCTGTCGGCGGCTCCGGCCTGCTGTCCGCCGCTGGTGTCCACGTCTACGGGATCGGTGGGAACGTGGAGTTTCTGGTACTCCGTGGATTCTTTGATTCTGTTCTGCACCCATTCCGGCAAGGCCGCAAAGCCCTCATCGCTCCACTCGTTGACGTCGAACTTGATAAACGGCGTATTGCTTACAGGGGCCGGAATGCCTTTGGGGATGGCGCTCACCGCCGTCACGTTGACGTACCCGTTTTCATTCACACCCACGCTCAGCATACACGGCTTACCCAGCTGGTCGTTGACCTCTGTGTCCGCCAGTTCTTCCTTGGTATAGGTCCTGCTGTTCCACCCGCTGAGAATGACCATCAGGTTCCCCTTGGCGGAGCTGGTGGCGTTGATCGCCTTGCTCAGCTGCTTGGGCGTTCCGTTTTCGTCCAGTTCGGAGGGAATGTCCCACACGAACATCAGCCGATTTTCATACCGGCCCTTTTTGTCTCCAAAGGGCGGGATGTACTGTTCCCCGATGAACACCACTCCAACGCACACCGCCAGATAGCTGCCCGCCTCCACCGTGGGCGCCATGGGTTTCATGATGGATTTTAATTTCATTGCAGCTCGCACCTCAATTCCTTGTCATTTTCGGACACCACCAGGCGTATCACCTGAGTGTCGGCCTGGGCCAGCGGGGTCACGCTCTCGGCGTTGTCCACAAAAAGCGGCACCTGGGCGCCGTAGTGCCGGGAAAGCGTGTTGATGATGTCGATGCCGGCGTTGAACCTGGCTCCCGTGTTCAGGCCCTCGCCAAAGGGCACTCCGTCCACCGTCACATCGCAGCAGTCCTCTAGGCCGCCGTTGATCTGCTCCCGGAAAAGCCGGAACCGCACCATGGAAAACCGGCGGTTGATGCTCTCCTCAATGAACTGCACCTTGTACCGTGTGAATTCCTCGCAGAGGTACAGCATTCCATCCAGCTTGTTCAGCTCATCGGAGGCCGCTGCGGCCTGCTCCCGCAGTTCCTCCATACGCTTGCTGGCGTACTCCAGCGCCGTTTTCTTGGAAAGCTCGCCGGACAGCCTGTCCAGTTCCCTGTCCGCATCGGCCAGCGCACTCCGGCAGGCCTGAACACGGGCCGCCGTTTCCATCGCCAGCCCATCCAGCTCCACATGGATCGCTGCGGCCTGGGCCTCCAGCTCCGCCTTCCGGACGGCGTAGTCCTCCATGTCCGTGATCTCCGCTTTGGGTGCGCTCTCCAGCTGCTGGAGCCGGGCGGTCAGCTCCTTCGCCTGTTTCTGGCTCTCGGTGGACTCCCGCTCCAGCTTGGCAATGTCCTCACGGATGCCCTCCAGCGCCTTCTTGGCGCAATTGGCGGCGTCCACGGCTTCCCCCTTACGTCTTGCCTTGTCCTGCTCAAAGCCCGCCACAGCGGCCTCCAGCTTGTCTTTGGGAAGTGCCTGGCCGCAGGTAGGGCAGATGCCGCCCTTGAACTCCTCCCCGTTGATCTCGTTCCATCTGGTGCGGCAGGCGCTTACCTCGCCCTCCAAGGAATTATGCCGCCCGCGCAGATACTTCAGGTCGCTCTGACGCCGGCTCTCCTGGGCGCGGATGGCGTTGATGCCCTGCCGGACCGCCGAAGCCTCGTCCGTGCCTTGGGTCTGCTGCTGGGCCAGCCGGTGGGCGGCGTTCTCGTTCTCCAGCCGCCCCAGCTCATTGCGGATGCTGGCGAGCTGGTTTTGCAGATCTGTCCGGCCGCCGTCGCGCTCCGCCTGATCCACCTCCCGCTGGGCCGCTGTCCGGCGCTCCTGGGCCTCTGCCCGCTGCCGTTCCAAGGCGTCGAAGTCGATTCCGGAGAGATCGCCGATGGTCTTCTTGCACTCGTCCAGCCGCGCCGGGGTGTATTCCCGCGTCTTGTTCAGCCCCTTGCGCTGGGCCGCCAGCTTTTTGCGGTAGTCGTCCAGGGTCAGCCCCCGCAGAGCGGAGGCCAGAGGAGCGAACCGGGCGTCGCTGGCAAGGATCTCCTCGTCCGTGGCCACCGCCGCCACATCGAACAGCACCTCCCGTCGCTTTTGCCAGGGCAGTGCCTCCGGGAAAAAGAATAGATTAGTCAGCAGCTTGAACCGATCCTCATCGATGATCTCCCCTACCCGGCGGGCGAATTCGTTCTTCTTGCAGGGCACGTCGTCCACAAAGTAGTCGCTGCTGTGGCCATCGCGGGTCTTTTCGGCACTGCCGCGTTTCGTGCTCCAGAGCTCATAGTAGGTGCGCTTGAGTTTCCGCTCCATGCCGTCCACAAGGAGCACCGCCTCCACCGAGGTGATCGCCCCGGAGTCCTTCACCTCACCCATGTGCTCGCCCTCTTGGACGATGGGCTTGAGCGCCTCGGACTTGGCGCTCCCCTTGCTGTCCTTGCCGAACAGGAGCCAGGTAAAGGCGTCGTAGACGCTGGACTTGCCGGTGCCGTTCGCACCGAAGATGCTGGCGTTCCTGCCATCAAAGCGGAACTCCATGTGCTCGTAACACTTGAAATTTTCAAGCGTCAGGGAAGTGAGCTGCATTTTCATGATTGCATTTTCCTTTCTGACCTGCTATACTGCAGGTGTACTGAATTGTTTTTTGCCCCTTGGCCCGTCGGGTGTGTTACCGCCCGGCGGGCCTTTGCGCATCACATTAATCACTCTGTTTGAGGAGAATAGCAAGGAGCCTGTCCGAAAAATAAGAAAAAATGGTGTAGAAAATACCGCCAGAGACTTGTCTATATGTGACAATTTGGTCAATTCAGACCATAAACTACACAAACAATAGCGTCCAATGTTGGGCAGTATGGTCGCTGCCACCGCCGTCTTTACAGGGCGATGTACACGACCTCAGAGGCCACCAGATCGGCCAGGTTCGCCTCCAGGAAAGCCTTGATGGTCTTCCGGGCGGTCAGCTTCCACATCCCGCCGTCGGCCTCGAACAGTCCGATGTTCCCGTCCTCGTCCAGCCGGAGAAGGAACTCGCTTTCCGGCTGCTCCACCTCCTGGAAGGTGCGGAAGGGACTCAGCGGCACACGCGGCTTTATGTGTTCCATGGTTTTGAGGGCTATGCCTTGGCGGGCCTCCACGGTCTGGGAAACCCCGTTGTCGTTGGTGGTCACGCCGTTCTCCTTGTTGATGCGGGAAATGAGGTCCAGCAGGTAGTCCACACCCTCGCCGGGGGCGAACCGGCTCCGCAGTTCGATGATGGCCTTCTCATACTCCCGGAACCCGTCCTGGAAACCCGGCACATCGGTGGCCTTGGCCTCATAGTAGACCTGCCGGAAGTACCGGGCGTCGGGGTCCGGCTGACCGAAGCAGCGGACGGTCAGGTGGTTAGGGATGGTGATGTAGAGCGGCGCCGCCATGTTCGCCGCCTCGGTCTGCACCATCTTCACCAGGGCCTCCAGGCTGTGGAGCGGAAGGGTGTCCGGGTGGTAGATGTCGGGGTGGATCTCCTCCACACCGCCATTGCCGCTGATAACGAACGTGCTGCCATCGACTTGCTGCACGAACGGCTGCGTGGTTTTCTGAATGTGAGCGATGAATTCTTTCAGCATGACTTATGTACCTCCTATGCGGTTCTGATGATTTTCAACTGGACGGGTCGTTCCTGTTCGGCCCCGTCAAATCCCATCTGTCCGGGAATCTGAGGGCTCGCCTCCACCATACACATCTCGCCGGTGTTCCTGTCCTCCATGGCGTGTAGGGTGGTGCCCAGGGGGAGCATTTTCCCGAAGCCCAGCTTGGGAGTACACTCGACCTTCACTTTCGTTCTTTGCTCGTTTGGGGTGAATCTCCAGGTCATGGTGAGTGTGCGCAGGGATGTTGCCTGGGTATTGGGGTTCATGATGTCATCTAAGATCTTTGCCATACTGTAATCTGCAATCTCCATGAAGGCACCTTGGTCCATTTCGAGGATTGATTTTACGTGCATTGAGCCGATGTTCAAGGTTTCCATACTTTTCACCTCCTTTCGTGGCCCGGCATCAGGCCATCCGCTCCAGCGAATCCTCCACGACCTTCCGTACCGCGCCCCGCAGCTTTTCAGCCTTGCTGCTGTCTGTGGCCTTGATTTGCTCCAGGGTATCCATCATCTTGTCGTAGGTATCCTGCCAGCTGTCGAACAGCACCTTAAAGGTAGCCGTATCGGGATCAGCCTGGGCCAACTGCTTTTCAAGGGCCTGCACCCGCTCCGCACCCTCGGCCTTAGCCTTGTTCACCGCATCGGCAGTCAGGGCGTCCTTTTCCTCCTGGGTGAGCTCCCGGACCTCTGGCCCCTTGGCCTTCAGATCAGCCAGTTCCTTTTGCGCAGCCTCAAGGGACTCCTCGGCGGCCTTGCGCTTTTCCTCGGCCTTCTTCTTGGCGTCCTTGGCCTTGTCCACCTTCTCCGTCATCTCGGCAATGGCGGCCTGTCGGGCGGCCTCCACCGCCGCCGTATCCGCCTCGGCGGGCCGGTTGCGGAGTTCCTCCAGTTCCCGAACCAGCCGGGCGTGTTCCTCCTCGGCGGCCTGGGCAGAGGTGTTGGCCTCACTCAAAGCGTCTTGGAGCCGGTTGGCCTTGTCCCTCTGCTTATCGAGGGCCTTCTGCGCCGCCTTTGCGGCGGCTCTGGCCTGGTCAGCCTCCACTCCGGCGCTGGTCAGCCTGGCCTCGTAGACCTGGGCCTGACCGGCGATTTCCTCCCGGAGCCGCTCGGTTTCCTGCCGGAGCCCGCGGGCCTCATCCTCAGCAGCGGCGGCCTTTTCCTCGGCCTCGTTCCTAGCCTTGAGGGCTTCGTTCAGCTCCCGGACACTCATGTGCTCCACATCGTTCTCAACGGCGAACCGCTCCCGCTCTTCCTCGTCTGGGATGGCCAGAAGGCTCAAAGCCTTGGAGTAGGTCAAATTCCCAAACGTCTGGGACTTTGCCTCACCGCCGAACAAGCTCTGCTGGTCACTCCCGTACTCCCGAAATACCCGCATAAGGTTCTGCGCTTGGGAAGGGGAATAGTCGACTTCGGTCTTCAAATACTCCCCCCAGCTTCCATGGGGCAGTTTCGCTTTGGCCTCCGTCAATCGCCGACCGACCTCAATGGAGTTGTTGAGCAACATCCTACCGGTCTGATCCTTGATCGTGCGAATTTCCGCCGCCAAAATCTCAGGTGACTTGCCGGAGTCCACAGTGGGAAGCGGCATCTCTACGGCAGCGGGCGGGCCTCCCACCCCAAAGTCCTGACTGAGGAGCTGGCCCTCAGTTACTTCCATTTCACTCATGCGATCTTCGTCCTTTCTTTCGGCCTTACGTGGCGGACATGATTCAGCCACGCCGTTTCAAATGCCGTTACTTCCGGGGTGCGGCCACAATTCCGAAGCCCCCGGTTTTGCCTGACAGTCTTGGTTTCCTCGTCAAATTCCAGCGTAAAGAATGGTATGTTCGGCTCCGCCACCTGACGGATGAACAGGATCGCAGTCTTTCCCTCTGCGTGGCGCTTTGCGTAGGTGGCCACACAGTGATGCAGGTCCTTCCCCTCCCGGATCAATTCGGTTTCGTTTTGACAGGGACGGATCAGAAGACCGTTCAGTTCAAAGGAGAGGTATTGCAGTTCCTCCGCACGTTCGATGAACATCTCATTGAGTGCCGCATCCTCCCTGGCCTTTTGCTCCGCCATAACTTGGTCGTGGGCGGCTTTCAAACTCCTGGGCCAGCGAACCAGGCTGTCTGACAGATCCCGGTGGAGCCTTTGGGCCATGTTCCAGTAATCTTGAAGGGTATACCACTGTCCTTTCTGATTTTTGAGGTATCTGAGAATGCGCCAGAAGTCTTTTTTGAAGCCGTCCGTCAAAATGCGGTTGATCTCATAGGCCGGCTTGCTCCGCAGCAGTTTCATATCCTCCGGCAGTTTCAGCGGTAGCCCGGAGGTTTTTGCCAGCCGGTACCGTTCCAGATCTTCGACATCCCAGCGCATCCGCTGCATATACCGAAATTCCTCTTTATTGAGGCCCAGCATCTGTGCCGGGCGCTTTTCCTTCCAATTGACGTCTTTTAGCTTTGGAATGCCACCGTGATCGGAACCGCAGCTCCTTTCTTTGTCAATCAGTTCCGCCAGAAAGCGCCCACAGCCCTGCACCAGCAGGTTTTCCACAGTAGGACGTTTGCGCCATAAGGCCAGATAAGCCACCAGGCGTTTGCCCTCGGCGTCCTGATACAGATCCAGCTTGCAGTTCTCTGCCGTGGTGCCCTCCAGCAAGGATTTATCCCAGGGGTAAACCATGGATGCCTCACCGTACACATCGCAAAAGGTCTTCCGCTGCGCCCACTTATGGAGGATTGAAATAGAACCGCCCAGGGTTCTCATATAGCCCATCAGCCGGACAACCTTCTTCTCCTCCACCACCCAGGCACTGTAGGGGTCTGTTGTGTATTGGCTGTCCCCGGACTTTGCGATTTTCCTCTTTACCAGCCAGTCGGCCAGCACAAAGCGGTCTTGACGTTCCTCTATGGGGAGGCGTGACATGGTGGTAATCCAGGCGCAATCTTCAATCCCTCTCGGAATGCTCCCAATGTGTACCACTTTCACATCACAGCCACAAACGGGGCACATAGTTATGCTGCCGCTGATCACGCTCTCTGACATCTCATGATGATACCACCCAAACGGGGCAGGGGCATAGGCTACGCTGCATCCGCCGGCATCAACCTTTTCAGCGAAGAACTTCTTCCCGCAGTGGGTGCATACCACCTCTACCGCCGGGCGCATTTGGTCCTCCAGGGGCTCGTAAATCCGGCTCGCTTTGTAGATCAGGTACTCTTTCTGGAAAACATCCTGCTCTAAAGCCCATTGGATCAGGTCAACGGGCGGCGTCTTGGGCAGTAGTGGCGTATAATCAATCTGCTCCACGTCCTCTGCCCCCTCACAGAAAATCTGCAATGTCTACACGCTTTTTTGCGGGGGGCGTGGGAGCGTCCTTGACTTCATCGGGGCTGGGCAGTCCATAGAATTCCCGAAGGATACGGTCCGCCTCCGCAGGGGCCACACAGGAGAAGCTGCCGGTCTTGTGGCTGTCGGCATAGGCTTTGATCTTTTTCTCGGCCTCGGTGATGCTCATGGCCTCCACCTGCAAATCCTGGGCGACCAACTCTGCACTTTGGGGCTCCTGGCGGCAGATGTCTTTCAGCTGCTCGGCCACCATCCACTGCGGGGAACGATCCTTGACCTTCGCCTGTTGGGCCTCCAGCGCGATGACCGCTTTCGTCTGCCATTCGTTCATAGGCTTGACATTCCTTTCTTCCCCCCATATAATGGGGGTGGTTGTTAGATTTGGCCTTCCGGCCTCCCGTCCTCGATGTTTGCGGCATCGGGGGCGGTTTTCTTTCGTTCTGGACACCATGCCGGAATATACGGCAAAAAATGTTCGCGTCCGACCGTGTAACCGCGGTAACGTCCGCTGCGCCTTGTGTGACCGACATCCGCTCAATGCGATCCCGTCCATGATCCTCTCCCAGCCAAATACTGCGATACCCCATCCTGACCTGCCGTGCGAACATGCGCAGCCCTTCAAAGGATTGCGGCCAGCCGTACAGTTCACACAGCCGTCGGTAGGCTTTCATCACGTCGTAGCGCATAGATTTTTATCTCCTTCCTGTTACAGGGCGGTCTGGGCCGTCTTTTTTTGTTTGACCCTGCGCCAATGGCCATACCGCCTCTCTGGTGTTCTTATGTACGACCTTGACCCCAGTCAGCGTCACGCCGCACTCCTTGGCGATGCCCTCATTGAAGATACTCCGTAGCGCCTCCGCGATCAGCCCGATATTCGGCTCGTTCAGAAACACGCCGCCGTCTACTTGCCTCATGGTTATTGCCTCCTTCCTGCCGCCGGGAGCGGCCTTATTCATGCGCCGGACTGAGCGTCCAAGGGTTGGTCGCTGGGCGGCTTATTTTTTGTAAGCATCCTCGACTGCTGACCGCATCAGCCCGTCCACCATCTCCTTGTAAGAGCCGCCAGCGGGCCGGATGTGCGCGACCCCCTCAAGCTCCTTGTCGATGGCGTCCACGCGCTCAATGATCTCCTCCATGCGTTGCTCGAGTGCGGCAACGCGGGCTTCCATGCTCAAATTTTTCTTTGACAAATTGATTCCTCCTTATTGCAAGGGCAACAGGAGGTATGGTATACTTTTCCTGTAACCCTGTTCTGGATTTAACTGTTAGTAGGGTTGCATGGCCTCTCGGTGTTGCTAGCGCCGGGAGGCCGCTCTGTGCAAGGTGGTGTTTAACAGTGAAACTAAAAAATAAGGGAACCTTTGTTTTGAATACCGACACTAACCAGATCACAAAAATAAAACTAGGAAAAAGGAAAATCATTTTAACTGATCGAGACAGAGAGAACGTTATGTTTTTATTCCATAGCTGTTATCTCTCTTATGGCTTTGTCTCGATTACTCAAGATGAATTTCTAAAAATTTTTAGTGACTTTAAAAAGGCAGTCTGTGCTTTAGAATCTTTAATCGATAAAGGGTATATCGAGGTAGATAAAACTAACCCCCAAAATTACACCTATCGCCTTACCCGTTCTGGAATATCTTACTTCGCTGATCGGCAAGAGATTGCTCATGACCGCCGAATGGGGAGGTTTTGGGATTTTCTTCAGCTATTGCTTGCCGCTATCCTTGGTGCTATGGCCTCACAATGGTTAGAACCAATAATACAGTTAGAACGACTGCTACAATAATTGAACTTCCCCATGTAATGCTTATGACCTTTTTCCATTTTTGAAACCGGACAGACAATTCGTGGAATGCCAAATGGTAACGTTCCATTTGATAGGCTGTCTCTTGCAAGAGCTTGCAGTCTGAAAATGTTTTGCACCTTTCGGAGGCTTTAAGGGATGAGAGGATCAGTAAGAATTCTTTTCTCTCATCCAGCGGAAAGGTTTTTACGTATACAATGGGCCTGTCCTGAAATGCCTCTTCTTTTTCATTTGGTAAATCAACTGCAATAAGCCGGTTTCCGAAATGATTTAGATTATCTTTCAATTTACACCTCCTTTTTGTCATCTTCGGGTGGCTTTTTCTTGCGCTTTAACTCTCTGCTGGTTGCCTCCTTCGCCAACATGAGGAAGGAGGGAGACATATGTTTTATGCTTATTGCAGTGCCCCTGGATGCAAGCATATTGTTGCCTTTGGGCCAGATCCAATCGAAAAGCTCAATCCACGATTTTTTCCCGCGCCCAAATTCTGTGAAAAATGCGGTGCTCCTATGATCAGCAAATGCCCATCCTGTGGCACATACCGCGAGAGTCTTTCGGCCAGCCATTGCCCGGATTGTGGTAAAGCGTACAAGTAGAAGATGATCCCTTACTCCAGTTTTGTCCCACATCCGCTGCAGAAAGCAGCATCCTCATGATGCCAAACTTTACTGCACTGCTGACAGTGCACATATCGCGTCTCAGCTCTGACTTCCACCTCGGCGTCAGTGCTGTCCTCTTGCACCTGACACATCAGTTGGAGTGAAGTAAATCGGAATATCTCAGGTAAATCAGCGTAAGTAGTCCGGCTTTCTGCCAAAAGTCGGGCTACTTGCTTTGCTATTGCCCGTTTCCGTTTCTGATCTTCTGCATAGCTCATCTGGCTCACTTCTTTTCATCTCTTTCGCTCGCTGGTCATATACTGGGCTGGTCGCTGGGCTCGCTGGGCTGCGCCCGGTCCGCCATCGCAAGCACACCCTCCGCATAGCCCAGGATATACTCCCGCTTTTCTTCCGGCAGGATGGAAACGGCTTCGGTGATGTTCCGGACAATCTCTTTCTCCTTTGTGCTCATGGGGCACCTCCTTTCTTTTGGTGGTTGCCCCTTCCTCCAGTCTGTGGTATGATTTGGTTGGAGGAATGGGGTGAAAATATGAATCTCTCAAAAATCTCTGAAATTGTCGATGTCACAAGTTGCAGGGATGTGAATCGGTATCTTGATTCGGGGTGGGTTATCGTCAACATCCATAATGCCGCATTCGCTACCGGTGACCCAAAGACTTTCGGGCAAACGGCGCACTTTACTCTTGGGTGGAAAGGCAAAGACCCTAAATATCCAGATTTATCGCCTGACTATGGTACAAGCGATTTCCTAAATCCGGAGTAGGATCAAAAACGCCCTTTCTTCGCGAAACACGGAGTTTACCGCGATCCACTCGCCAGTTTGCAGCATTTCCGCCGCTTTTTGTACGTCAGCTGTTTCAAAGACTTCCAATGCGGACATCAGAATGCTGCTCCTGGTTGCCGGCTCAACACCCATGCTTCTAAGTTTCTCGGCCAGCAATTGCCTCCGCTGGCCGAGATGCTCTTTTCTTTCATTGCCTGCCATGTCCTTCACCTCCTTTTAGTAACGTTGTTACTTATGGTAGCATACATTGTTACTGTTGTCAAGAATTTTTTGTTGACAACGTTACCTTTTTTCTGTATACTTTATTCTGCGAGGAGGCGATTTGTTTGACTGTGGGAGAAAGAGTAAAAGCTCTTCGTGAGAAATTAGGTATCACGCAAGAAGAGTTTTCGCAGAGATTGGGCACAACCAGAAATACTATTACTAACTATGAAGCGAATCGTCGTGCACCAATGGATGCTACCATCAAATCCATTTGCCGCGAGTTTGATGTCAATGAGGAATGGCTCCGCACGGGTGAGGGCGAAATGTTTACCCAGATGTCCAGAACGGATGAGATTTCCGCTTTTGTTGGCAATATTCTGAGGGGCGAACCGGATTTTCGGCAGAAGTTCATTTCTGTGTTGGCCCGGATGACGCCCGATGAATGGCAGCTCCTTGAAAAGAAGGTTTTAGAGCTGTCGGAGGAAATAAAAAAAGCTGACCCCTGACGGGGCCAGCCATAGCGACAGCCGTTATTTGATATTCTGGACAAAATGATACACGTTGCGCAGTTTCCTTGTATCCATCTGGCGGATAGCTTGGATAATGCGCACAATCATAAACTCACGCGACTTTGCGTCACGGTTTTCGGCGGGCCTTTTATCCATCGTTGATTCCTTTCCACCCTGGCACCAAGGCTATGTATTTGCGCAATGTTACTATATCACAGGAATTCCGTCGATTTTCAGTGTAAAATGCCAGAAAAAAGAAAAAACCGCCCCCCAGTGTTACCAGCACCGAGGGCGGCGAGTGAAACAATACCGGGACAGGCCCGATAATCATTCCAAGACAAAATGATTATACCACCTGCCCCTGGGTTATTGCAACCATTTTTAAAGGGACAGGTGAATTTTTATGAAAAAGACGCAGTCATGTCCGCCCCCGGTACGCCGTGCCGCGCTGTATATCCGGGTATCCACCGAGGAGCAGGCAAAAAAAGGCTACTCCATCCCCGCCCAGCGGGAGGATCTGGAGGAGTACGCCCGCACCAACGGCTACGCCGTCGCCGGGGTATTCGTCGACGAGGGGAAGAGCGCCCGGAAGCGCTACACAGCCCGCTCCGCGTTTATGGAGATGCTGGAAAAGGTCAAGGCCGGGGAGATCGATGTGATCCTGTTTATCAAGCTGGACCGCTGGTTCCGGAACATCGCGGACTATTACGAGGTGCAGAAGATTCTGGATGCCCATAACGTGGCCTGGAAAACAACCCAGGAGCATTACGACACCGAGACCACCAACGGGCGGCTGTATATCAACATCCGGCTCTCCGTGGCCCAGGACGAAAGCGACCGGGACAGCGACCGCATCAAGTTTGTGTTTCAAAACAAGGTATCGCGGGGCGAGGCGATTTTCGGCAACCCGCCGCTGGGCCTGAAGGTGGAGGACAAGCATATCGTCCCGGACCCGGAGACGGCCCCGCTTGTGCGGGAATTGTTCCGTCACTACGAGTCCCACCGCAGCATCAGCCGCGCGGTGCGGGAAGTAGGGGAGCAGTTTGGCCGCATCCTGTGGCTGGACGGCACAAGGCGCATGCTGGCCAACCCGCTCTACAAGGGCGTTTACCGGGACAACCTAACGTACTGTGAGCCGTTGATCCCGCCAGAGGAATTTGACCGCGTTCAAGAGCTGCTGAAGGAGCGCTCCATCCGCCACAACCAGACCGGACGCATCTACTTGTTTTCCGGCCTGCTGGTCTGCTCGGAATGCGGGCGGAAAATGGCGGGCCGCTATGCGACTACAAAGCGGAAAGCGCATAACTGGGAATACCATCTCTACCGCTGCCCCACGGCAATGCAGTATCACCGCTGCCCCCACCGCAAGGAAGTCAACGAGGAGAAGCTGGAGGCATGGCTGTTGGAGCACATACAGGAGGAATTGAACGCGTATCAAATGCAATGGGAGGCCTCCGCGAGTGCGCCGGTGCGCCCCAAGGTGGATAAAGCGGCGATCCTTCGCAAGCTGGAGAAGCTGAAGCAGCTGTATATAGACGATTACATCACGCTGGAGGAATACCAGACGGACTATCAAAAATACCGTGGAAAGCTAGATGCTGAACAGCCCAAACCCCAGCGCCCCGACTTCGACCGCCTTCGCACCTGCCTCAACGCTGAATTCCAAACAGGCTATACCGCTATGTCCCCAATACAACGCCGTGACTTTTGGCATAGTATTATCAAAGAAATACGCCTAAATACAGAGAATTCTCCCCAAATTCTTTTTCGCGTTTGACTGTACTAATATATTTAGACCTGTCGGGGTCGTCGGGTCTGTATCCTCCTTTGACCATCTGGACGTATTTATTGTCAGCATCCGTGGCGTTCGCTATGGTATCCTCCAGTTCTTTACCAGCACCATCCAACGTGGCACTGGAACAGGCCGACAGCAGCAACATAATCGCTGCCAGCAGCGCAATTATTTTCTTCACTAAAATCACCTATCCTTCGTATCCTTTGGGGTATTTGATGTCCAGTAGTGGACGATCCCCAGGTTTCATTATTTTTGCCGCCATAATCGCTTTATGGCAGGCCAAGAGTTGATCTCTAATTGTCTCTAAGTGTGCCTTGCTCTGTGGGACAATGTACTTTTCGGAGCCAACCGCCAGAAGTTCGAGATACCAGTTGACCAGCTCCAGTTTGCCGAGACAGTAGGAGGAAATCATCATTTTGTCGTTGGCATCCTTGATGGCCTCGGTTTCGATCTGGATGTAAGATACCAGATCAGCGGGTATTTTCTTCAGCTTCTTTTTGAACATGAACACTCCATTCTGTCAAAGCATTAGTCCGCATTGATTCCATACTTTTTCACGAGCCGATTCCACTCGGCTTCGGTCTTATCGTCAGATGCAGAGGTAAAGAACGACATGATATTGCCTTCTGTATCATCAAATGTGATCTCATTGTAAACAATAAAATCCCAAACCAGGAATCCTCGTATGCCATTGATTTCCGCTTCAACTCTCTTGTGAACAAACCCGTGGATTTTAGAAATTTTCTTGGCCTCCGGTATTAGCTGTTGGATGATTGCAAGAACTGCCATCGCTTTTTCGCCGCTCATAACTATGACCTCCCAATTTTTCGTTGGTGTTGAAGTGACTTATTTGCGCTTGAGGGTTATATATGTATCGGTCTTTTCTACAATTTTGTACTTATCCCTCAGCGTATTCAGAACACCAACACCACCGGCACAAACGCCTATCGCAATGGCTGGAATAACTGCGGCTCCTAACGTAGCTGCCGCTGGTGTAGCCATTACAAGGCCAGCACCAGCCGGAGCACCACCCCCAACCGGAGCCACAGCAACCGCAGCTATAGCCACCGCTAATGACGCAACGCATACTCCCCATGCAACCTTTCCGGTCGCCTTTATACGCAAAACGCCGTTTTTTAAGTCGCCCTCGATTGTGATATATTCCTCATTATTTTTCACAGCCTCGGCGAACTCTTTCGCCGTCCTACAAACTCTGGACATTTGTGGTTCTTCCTTTCCGCAAAATATCACCAGGGAAAGCCCGGAATATTTGCCTTGAAGTGAATGATACCACATCATGTTATCACGAAAACCTCCATTAGTCAATATAGATACCCCTGTTAGATGTTTCTTGCTGCTACCTCTCTTGGGTAGAATAAACAGGGGGTGAACACATGGACTATAAGAGGTTGGGCGAACGGATCAGAGAAGAACGGCTGCGGCTGAATCTCACACAGGCCCAGCTTGCGGAGGCCGTGGACATATCGGATACCTACATGGGTGCAATCGAGCGTGGAGAGCGGAGCTTGACGCTGGATACGCTGGTACGGCTGGTAAACCGCCTCGGTGTAACTGTGGACTATCTGCTGGCCGATTCCGTATCTGACAGCGATACCAACATCATGGAGCAATTCAAACAGATCATAGATCAGCAGCCTTTGGAGCGTAAGCAAATGGCAATCAATGTATTGCGGACGATTTTTGCATATTTTGGCGGGGAGGGGGCGTAGTCCGCTACGCCCTCTTGATTTTGCCAATGCGGAGGTTTCTAACAAAGTCAATATCATCCACCAGCCGCCGCACGGCCAGATTGACAAGCAGTTCAACCGACACCGAATACTCGGCTGAGAGTGTATGTAGCCTGTCGTACAACATAGGGTCGCTAAGTTCAATCTTCAATTTTTCCATCTCCTATCATAATACCAGTATTTCTCTGCGGTTCCCTTGCCAGTTCTGTAACTTGGATAAGCCCTTTGTTCTCGCGCTTTTTTGCATATGATACCAATTCCCTTGCGTTGCTGGCAGTATGCCACGCATAGGCAATCAGATAATCGCTGTGGTCTACCATGTAGCGGTTAGCCTTTACGATAGCTGCTCGTTTCGGTACGGTTTCCATCCCTGGCGGGTAAAATGTACTGTCAAAACCTTCCGGTGTTGGAATGGGGCGGTCATATGGATGATAGGCCAGCAATAACGTGAGCGTCACCTCCGGGTGGCGCTTTTTAGCAGCCTTGACGGTTCTCGCTGCCATTGAGTCAAACCATCCATAGATCCCTACAACAAAATCTGTCACCTTCAGTTCTGTAATATGACGATCTACCTCGGCAGATAGCTGCGGCAGCAGATAATCCGATGCTTCACGATGCCCAATAAAGAAACAGGTTGGCATAGTCCTCCTCCTGAGTATGTAATGATTGTCGCTTTGTATCCCGCATTATACGCTATATTTGACTTAAAGTAAATAATCATTTTCTTTATAGAAATTTTAATTGCATTGTGAAATTGGTAGCATACTATCAGGGAGTGATGCCGTATGCAGACCGAATTTCCGGAAAAGTACAGAATACTTGGCTTGAAAATCGCTTATTACAGGAAGAAAGCGGGCTACACGCAGGAGGTCTTTGCAGAAAAGATCAACAAAAGCGTCAATTTTCTTGCGCAGGTTGAAGGGACAGGTACAACAAGGGGCGTATCGCTGGAAACGCTGTTCAAAATGGCTGCTGTCCTTCAAATCCCGGCTTCAAAGCTGCTGGAAGATGACTGAGCGCAACTGTCGGCAGCATAAAGCTGCCGTCCCATTGGAGGGCGGCGGCTTTGCTTGCTCTGGACAATTCCACGCCTCCGTCTGGCTGAATGACACTCAACACACGGGAGAGCGCATCCATCGCCATTGCCTCATGATTTCCCAACAGGTTTACTACGTTGGGCCGCTGGGCCATGTCCAACATGATTTTGAATCCATCCGGGCCACGGTCGATTACATCCCCCAGGACATAGAGAGTATCATCGGGGCTAGGGCTTGTTTGAAAAATAGTGAAGGCTGAGCTAAATCAACAAAATAGCGATAGCGGCAATGTAAACGAA